TTAACCGTTTTCTGCCAGCCATTCTTCAAATGCTTCCATTACATGGCTGCTCAAAAGATGGGAGAAGGCTTCTTTATCACCCAGATAAAGACAATGTCTGATCATTGTGTATGGGTTTAACGTTTCACCTGTGTTTTTATTTTCAAAGAACTCTTTGTACTTTTTGACTGTGGCTATGTTTTCCCTTAAGTAGAAATTAAACTTGCCACGGGTAATGCCTTTCTTTAGTGAAACAATTTCTTCAGTAAACCCGTCTACCTTGTGTGGTTCAAAGTAGAAATCCGGGAAAAAGTGGTTAGCAATTTTCAGGAAACTGAACGCATTCAGAATGTAGGTTTTGGTTTTAGAGTTTGATTCACCCACCTGAACAAGGTCAGTTTCTTTGGCAATTTGTTCTTGAGTTAAATCTTCAGCCTGCAGTATCGCTTCTGTTGCGTTACGAATTTCACGAAACTCCCGATCTGCCACTTCAAACAATGCTGCCAGCGAATTAATTCTTCTTTTCAGAGAGTTGGGAATGGATTTCTTATACTTAATCTTATGATCAAGCACGCTCCATGAATCCTGAATTATTGTCCTGATTTGGATCTCAAAACCAAAGTCAAAAAATTTGGAATACTCGGGGAGTGTTCTTCTCTGCTCGTTCAACTTCAGATCAAGGTGCAGACCTTTATACCCAAAGTAATTTTCAGTGCTTTCAATCTGGGCTATCTTGTCTGTAATATCAACTACTTCAAAGTGCGCGCACAGCAGATCTTTTATCTTCTCAATATCATCTTCATACAAGCAGACTACTCGAACTCCTATCAAGTCTGATATATGGTCAATGATTCTGTACTCATGATCTTTTTCTTCCAGTGCAGCTCTGTACTTACTGCTGAACTTCTTTATAGATTCATTTCTTTCTTTAACGCGACCTTCTATTTTAGATATCGTTATGTCGCTAGAGTTTCTTATCAGTGAATTAATCAAGGTAACAAATGAATTCATGGCTCCATCTAACAAATCATAGTTTTCGTTGTAGTAATCACGAAACTCTTGCTTTGCATTTTCAAAATTTAAAGATGGCATTTATTTACCTCGAACTGCTAACACACTAACACTACATATCCATTGTTTATTTGAACTTAAAAAAACAAATACTCCTTTTGTTGCTTCGTTATTCATACGAAGCGATAAAACATGTAAAAAAGCACGCTACCCGTTAATGACGGCATTCTTCTTCTGCCCTTACAGTCACACATAGTAATGAGTAACATCAAACAGGGTACTGCTCCAATTGCCACCTAGTATGACTCAAACAGATGAGGTTTTCGAGTGCAGGGAAGCTGTTTGCCCTGCTGAAGAGAAGATGCCGATTTTACAGGCTCTGCCGCTGAAGTGGTAACTGCAGGAGTGCTGAGTACGTATATCGCTGAAAGCGATAAAAAGAGGAAGAATGGTGCCCGGAGCCGGACTTGAACCGGCACGCCCTTACGAGCGAGGGATTTTAAATCCTTTCAGCCTCATTTTAAATCAAACACTTACAATAAAATCAACAACTTATAAATTCAACAAGGCACAAAAAATGGCAGTAAACTAAAAATTTGCTGCCATTTTGCTGCCACTTTTCAGAGCTGGTGCAGGGTAAGCGGATTGAGCTTTACCGCGTCTTCCAGGTGATTTGGCGCGAAATGGGCATAACGCATGGTCATGGTGATCGTCGAGTGCCCTAGTATGCGCTGCAGCACCAGAATATTGCCGCCGTTCATCATGAAGTGGCTGGCAAAGGTGTGCCGCAACACGTGGGAGCACTGCCCGTCCGGCAGCTCCAGTTTGGCACGGGTCACGGCATCCCGAAATGCCTCGTAGCAATCCTTGAACAACCGGCCCCGCCGCCGAGGCAGCGAGGCGAACAGCTCGGGGGAAATGGGAATGGTGCGGTTGCGCTTGCCCTTGGTCTTGATAAACGACACCCGGTAGGGCGAGAGCTGCGACTGGGTAAGCGTTTCCGCCTCCGACCAGCGGGCGCCGGTGGCCAGACAAATGCGCACCACATGGTAAAGGTCCGGGTTCTGGCTCTCCTTGCAGGCATCCAGCAGCCGGACAATCTCTTCCTGGTACAGGAACGCCAGCTCCGACTCGCTCACCTTGTAGGTGCGAATGCCGTCCAGCGGGTTGGCGCCGTCCCACTCCCCCAGCCGCTTCAGCTCATTGAATACCGCCCGCAGGTAAGCGTGCTCCCGGTTCACCGTGGTGGGCGTAACCGGCCGGGTGTTCTCGTCGCCGGCCAGCCGGCGCTCCCGGTAGCTGGCGAAGTCTTTCGCCGTGAATTCGGTGGCCACCGGATCACCCAGGGCATTCACCAGATGATTGAGCTTGGAGAGACGGCTGCTGCCATCGGTCAGGCTCTGGCCATGCAGGCCATACCAGCGGTCTACCAGGTCGCTCAGCCGCCGTTCTTCCTGCTCCTCGGCCTCGTTCTGCCAGGGCTTGTCTGCCGATAGCAGGTGCCGTTCAAAGGCCATGGCCTCGCCCTTGGTAGTGAACAGCCGGCGGATCCGCCGGCCGTCCCGCCCTTCCGGGAACACCTGGGCCTGCCACTTGCCTGAAGATAACTTTTTAACTGCCATATCATGTGCTGGCTATTGCAAATAACTGTAATTATATACAGCAAACTGGACAGATGGGTGTATAATTTATAGTCAAATAAAGAGGCGTGGTCCTTTCTATACTCTTACGACATCTTCCCGTCTTTGCAGACTAACGCCTGTGTAATTAAGTCGGCATAGCATATGCCGATATATATTAAATCCCAGCAAACACTAATAAATAATACAGGTACTTGTTATGACCACGTTTCACTGGGGGAGTTTAAACTTACAAAGAATACTTGGCATCAAATTGACAAAATCATTTATGACATCATTTAGTTTCACCTCCCCTTCATTAGGGAAATCTCTATATTGATGAAAAATAAAATTCCTTATTTTATAAAAATAACCTTCAAAATTTTCAGATGTATCCCTCCCTAACTCCTGCAACAAAATATTGCATGAATACTTAAGATCATTAAGTTCGCCTTGAATTCCTGCATATTGATTAACCAGCAAGGAAATACGATTTTTTTCCGACATGAACTTTTGCATTTTTTCTAAGACTTCTTTTGTTTTCCCTGTATCTCCCTTGGTACCCACCAATTCATCAATTAATTTATCTTGTTCATTTTGATAAACACTATCTATTAGAAGCTCAATGATTTGGTAAAGGAAAAAAAATTTAAAAACAGATTTCACTTCATATGAAAAAGAGTGGTTTAATAGCCCTCCTATTAAAGAGAAACTATCAATATCCTTAGAAACCTGTTCAAGATACAACCTACTATTCATACTGGAATTTACTTCGTGCTGTATTTCATCAGGACTTCTGACACTTAAGCTGACATATCCATTCCTTATTAAGCTTGGTATTGCACGATCAATATTGAAATCATAACCATCTTTATATGTAGCTCTACTTACAATTAAAAGAACAGTCTCTTCGTGGAATATATCAGAGTATAAAACTTCATTAACATCTTCTGGCAAACAGTTTGTAAAGATTTTTGAATCTATTTTCTTTAAAGACTCTCTTATTCCTATGTAAGCATATTTCAAGAAGTGTTCATTGTCTGCGTAATCATGGAGAGAAGAACTTAGTGAAATCGTAGGTATGATCCAACCTATGCGGAAATCTTTCTCCCGGCAATAGACTTGAAATATATCATTCTCTTTTATGTTCTTCTTAGCTAAGAAGTGAACTTCGAAATCTCCTTTTTCGAAGGATTTATCTAAGTTAATTGGTGTTTCAATAGTGATTGAACGACCTGAATTATGCTTTAAGATGAACTCGGAGTTTTCACCCTCAACCATCTTAAACCATGTTTCGCTGCCAAGGTGATTTACTTTAACAGGCACAATAGTTTACCTCACATATTCTGAGCCTGGTATTTTCTTAAAGCACTTTTGCTAGAAGCATAGGGATTCTGGTATGTATCACTTTCTTTGTTCATCAAGTCTCTAAAGAAGAAAGCAAAATAATTCCTCTGCGCATTACCTATTTTTTTACTGTTACTTTTCAGCCAAAACAATGAATTATTAACTTCTTCTAAAAACTCATTTACATCATCAACCTCTATCCCTGCTATAATTTCTGGAACGTCATCGATTGAATTTAACAATTCAAAATCTAACATTTTTCCTATTGCGGCACCAAACCCTGATATAGACTGAGGCTTTTTGATTATTTGAGTTACATTTTTCCCAAATGGCGTGCCGTTCTCTTCTATATATTCTTTCGCAACTTCTACATCACCACATAAATCATTTAGCTTATTTACTAGTAAGTTAAGGCAGGAAAGATAACTCTCGAACAATTCAGTATTCTGGTTTTCTTTTGATAACTTTTCAAGGCTACTAATATTCTCCAGAATGTTAGCCTTGTCGATAGGTAATTCGTCTCTATCTAAGTATGCATTAAAGCCTTCCACTACATCTTTAAAGTTATATTGATTAAGCTGATTCGCTACTCTCCTGTCTGACTCTCTAATAAGCTCGATTCCATCCAAATCTTTACTTAAATAATCAAGGTATAGCATTTCTATCTGCTGACGCAAAGACATTGGGGTCTGCCCTGTATTCAGCGTCAACATTCGATATAAGATACCAATACGGTTTAAACCAACGTATATTTCAATTCTCAACTTACCTTCAAGCACCGTCTCTAATGCTTGTCTATCATCTGACAATCTTAAATCTGCAAGGAGTTCGAGTATTGTATAAGTCCGCTGCAATCCATCAAGAATCACTAAATGATCTTTGTTTTCGAATATGCTTTTTTGGAACGTAGCATCATCGCCTTTTAAGTAATCGATTTCATTTGTAAGGGCGAGTACAATTGGAGGGATGATACATTGCTTGAGTAAATCCTCTCTCAACAAGGCATACACTGTTTTAGAGGATCTTACTTTTTTCCTTTGGAATTCATTTTTCTTAACAATATCAACCACTAATTCCTCATACTCAGCAACAGATATTTCAACCAGGACATTGCTAGCATTTATCCTCGAATCAAATAAGTCAGAAGCAATTTTCATTTTACTATTTCCTTATTTTTTATTTTAACATTTTTGTAATTATGCTGTCATAGCACTTTAAATACGGTGTATATCGTCGGGCTTATCACTATGACTCAGGAAGCGTTTTCGGTTTCTGGAATGCAGACAGACTTCACCCAATCTTGAAGGTGCAACCGCTTCATACCTTCAGATTTAAGCATGGTTTCAATCTTCTTCTCGAAGTACCGATAAGACTTTTGCTTGCCTTCTTGGGCGCCGGTAATGCAATAGATCCCGTCAATACGGTGTCGTTCAATCTTGCCGGGGATAATCTTCACTCGCTCTCGGTCATCAGCATGGCGGTAAGTAAACTCAGTAGACGGGCCTTCTCCTTCCCAGAGGGTTTCAAAGGTTGTTTTATCATAACCAACAGTGAGTGAATGCAGAATAGAGGTATCACATTTTAGCGCCCGTTCAGCCCAGGGCCAGAAGGTGTCGGCAGCATACCCTTTCGACTTGAGCTGAGAAGATATATCATCTTTGCAATAGATTTTTTCCACTTCATTTGGTAATTCAAGACCATAAATGTAACGCTTACCATCAAACCCAATCATCAGTTTAGTGGGGATGATAGTGACTCTGCTTTTTCTGTTAAGGGAAAACTCGGTTTCCGGCCCTCTACCTTGCCAGCCGATGAAAAAATTACGTCCGTCATCAGAAGTATAGATCTGCCTCTGTTCCCAAGGCATGGGCGGTACGTCATACCAATCGTCGGTTAGCTCCGCTCCATAAGTTGGAGCTTGTGGAGATGAAGTTTTCACTTCGATGGTGAATTCTGACTTCGATGCAGACTGGCTATGAAGCGGGATAACACCGCTACCGTACTTTCGCTGTATTTTATCTTGTTCTTCAGGCGTGGCTTTGGACTTAGTCACCCATTCTTGCCATAGCTTGGGGTCATTCGCTACCTTTGTCAGCGTATTGCGATAGTAACTTTTTAGCCAGACTATCAATGCTATGGCAAGCATTATCAGAAAGAAAGAAACGAATACTCCAACCATACTTTTATCCTTTTTATCTTCTGTACTTCCTGTGCTCAACAATAGTGCCAATGATCACCGCATCACACTTACTCAAGCGAGCTATCAAATTTTTTTCCCCGTCCACCTGGCGATGATGCGTATGTCGTCGGGTTTGTTGCTTTGGGTCAGGTGGATCTCCCGGTAGGCCGGGTTGTCGCTTTTGATGTAGAGGCCGCCCATCAGGTCGGACTGCAGGCGCTTGATCAACAGCTGGCCGTTAAGGCGGAGCACGTACACGCTGTCGGGCAGGTTTTCTACTGCGTCTTCGGGCAGCATTTCTACCAGCGGGGTGTCGCCGTCTTCCAGGGTCGGGCTCATGGAGTCGCCCTGCACTTTGAGCACAGCCAGGCGTTTGCCAGAAAGGCCCTGGTCTTCCAACCAGGCGGTGGAGAACGGTACCCGGGCTTCCAGATGATCCCATTCATTATGAGCACCATTGCCGGCAGAGACAAAAACGTCGTAGCTATCTACCCAGAGCACTTTTGTTTGTGACTCGGTATCACTGCTATCTGCAGAACGACTACCTTGACCAGTAGCCAGCCACTTAACATCTACACCTGCGGCATTTGCGATAGCAATCAGCCGCTCCACATTGGGAGTTGACGCTCCTGAACGATACTTTTTGATAGCTGTATCGCTCAAACCACACCTAGCTCCGAACGAACGAGCCGATTCATCCCCCAGGATCAGTTCCATTCGTTCTGTAAAACCCTTCAGATCGAATGTGTCCATGCCTGCAGCAGCCTCTTTTGAACCCTCAAAGTTTGACATAGATCACACTTAGCGCCTTTCTGGTGACTATTGCGGTTTAAATGGTCTTGATGATCAAACCAAATGATCTAATAATCACTTCAAGCAAACGAATGAACCGCCAATTCAGTTCAAACAAGACCAACAAAGCGCAATAACAAGCAATAGGTGTCAATTATGACTCAAATAGCTATCCATTTCGACACACCCGTGGTCAGTGTTGACCGCTTTTGTGAGCTTTCGGGCATGACCAAAGCCACGGTGCAACGCCGTATTGAAGAAGGCCGCATTCCGGTCATGCCCAAACAAGGCAAGCGGGAGGTGGTAATGGTCAACCTGATGGCTCTGGCCATGCTGGGTGCCGAGCACTTCAAAGAGCACGTAGCCCCGCGCAAGCCGGGCCCCAGGTCGCGCCGGCCACAACCTTAACCCCTCACGCTTATTCAACCACGCCAAGGATGCCAACGAATGTTTAAGCCTCATTTGGATAAATACGGCACCGAGTTCCCCCACTGGGAATCCGCCGTGGCCCGCTTCAAGGCAGCGCACAACCAGAGTGAAGTTGCCCGCAGCATCGGAACACAGCCGCAATTGTGGATTAACAAGCTCTCCCCTGAGCAGAACGGCGAGCCCACGATAAAAAACGTGATTGCCGCCGCGCGGGTAACCGGGGATCACACCCTGGTGCACGGCCTGCTGCTGGAGCTGGATATGGCCGGCATTGCTCTGCCCAAGAGCAACCACAAAGGCAACGAACAGCCACTTACCAGCCAGGCACTGGAGATCACCGCCACCGCCGGCGAACTGGCACGGGATGCCATCGGCGCCCAGCAAGCCGGCCGGGTGTGCCAGCAGCGCCGCGACAACGCCGTGAGCAAGGCCACCGCCATGATGGGTGCTCTTGCCCTGTTTGTGCACAACGTAGAGAGCCGCTTTCACGCCATTCCCGGCATGACGGTCGCCATGGACACACTCACCACCAGTGCCGTGCCCGGAATTTCTTGAGGAACCACGCCATGACCATGATTAACACCGCCCGCCTGCTGCGGGTACACGCCCCGCTTTGCACCCCGGCACTGCGCCCGGAGGTGATCACCCATCGCAGCCGCCCCGGCTTTATTGAATGCCAGGATGGCAGCTGGATTGTGTTGCCTGTTCAGCACAACAGAAAGCAGCGCATTAACCGCCGTCGCCGCCTGTGGGACTGGATAAAACAAGTGCTGGGTAACGAAGCCACTACCGGAGGTGCCGCATGACTGCTTTTCACCCTATCACTCAGCCAGCCGGTGAACTGGCCATTAACCATATGCGCCACTTGCTGAAGCGCTGCCGCATTGCCAGCTGGTGGAGCAAGCAACCCAGAGCCGTGCGTGAAGGGCTGTGCCGTGCCGCTGCGCTTAAGCCGGCAGCGTATTGGAGCAAGCCACTGGAATCTATGAACGATGCCGAGCGCGAAGCCATCCGCCGCGCCGTAGTTGAGCTGAAAAATGCCCTGGGCAGCTTTACCGCAACCAACAGAAGCGAATGGCTGCATGTGGCGGATTACAAACACCCGGAGAGCGACGAAGAAAAGATGGAAGCAAAACAGGAAGCCGAGCGGCGACATGCCCTGCAGCAGCAGGCGCTGATGATTCAGCAACGGGCAGAAATGGTAAAGGCCGCCCAGCGGTAACTGAAGCGGCCTTAAAGGTGTGTATCCACGCCAATGAATAACACGGAGTAACTATGACACAGCTTAATGCCATTAGCCAGGTAGCCAACGGCTACCTAAACGAATTCAACCGCTTGGCCCGTCAGAACCAGGCCGCCGGCATGGAACTTCAAACCGAATGTGCACTGGAAGCACTGGCCGAAGTGGCGCACCGCTGCGGATATGACGCCCTGTATGAAGAAATTGCAGAGCGCAAAAATTCCCTCTGGCTGCATGCCCCCATGGCCACTATCACCGCAGGAGGTGCCGCATGACCCGCCACATGACCCGCTCAGAAATGGACGGCCTGCTTATCTTGATGCTGTTTTATGAGGCCCAGCGTATAGCCGCCATTAAAGATGCCCAGTTCTGGCAGCGCCGTGCCGACGAAAGCCGCCGCGCCTGGCTGCTGGATCAGGCCTTTGTAGAGCGTGAGGAAGCCGGCCTGTGGATGCAGGACGCTGAAAAATGGCAGCAGCACATTAACGATATCAAAGCCCGTTTGCTGGAGACCTGCCATGACTGAGCGTGAATTGTTCCGCCGCTTTTATCGTGCTGCTCGCCTTGATGCTCAAACCGGCATTGCAGACATAGAGCTGCGCCACGTCATTACCGAAGACGCCATTGACAGCGGGTTCAGCCCCGCAACTGTTCTTCAGATCCGTGCCGCCGCCCTTAATGCCAGCATTAACGCCATGCTGCCCGTGCGTGAACCCAGTAAGCAGAGCGTGGCCATTCAGACCATGGTGTTCACCTTTGGCCGAGTGACCAAGGGGGTGAATGCATGAAAGTGAAAGACCGCAAGCTGAACGCCACCGACCACCTTCGCGCCCATTGGCGGCACTGGCGGGAGTGCTTTGAGAAGAAGGCCGACCGGGCCCGGCTGCTGCTGGACCTGGGCACCATTCGCTCCATTTACTGGCAGGCACTGGGCCAGGGCATTTTGCCGGTGGCACGTGCCATCAGCGCCTGGTGGCGCAAAACCGCCAAACTTCACCAACTGGGCAACACCGTAATCTGATGACCTTTGCTTTTGCTAACCATGCGGCCGATGTGGCCGCTCTTTTTGCGCCTACCTCAAACGCCCACCGGGTGGCCGGCATTGATGTAGACAGCCAGCTGTACCAGGAGCACTTCCAGCAAGAGAACCTGAAGTGGGTTGAAGGCTTTCTGAGCCAGGTGGAAGATTACGCCGCTGGTGCTCTGTTCGCGCATTACCAGTACCGCCTGAAAAAGGGGCACAAACCCTCGGGCGTGAACACCTGGCTGCGCCATGCCGTGACCAAAATTAACGAACACGCCGCCCGCTTTCCCCTGCCCCTGCGCATGATCGCCAACGAACTTAACCGGGCCAGCATTGCCCGGCAGTGGGCCAACAGTGTGGCCATGATCATTCAGGAACAAACCCTCAACTTTACTCAGCAGGTATCGGCCCGGGAGTTGCTGAAAGCCGCCATGGAGCCGGCCAACCGCTGGGGCATTTCTCCGGTGCTGCCGGTATTCAAAGGCGAAGCCACCGATGCCCAGCTGGACATGGCCGCCAGCGCCCTCGCCCGCCTGCAAGATCCGGAATGGTGGAAACGCCAGATCACCAAAGCCTGGCGGCGCTATACCGAACATGTGGCCATTCTGGTGGGCAAGGTGCGCCGGGGCGTGAGCGCCTATGTATCGCGCCGCGCCCTGCAGGATCACCAGGAGCGCAAACGCGCCGGTGCCGCCTGGCTGCAAACCATGTATGCCATTAACGAAGAGCTGGAGCTGGAAATCCCCCTGGCCGAGGCGGTGAAGTCCAGCGTGTCCAACCCCGAGATCCGGCGCGTGGAGCTGATGGTGCGCATGCGCGGCTTTGAAGATTTAGCCGAAGAACAAGGTCTGGTGGGTGAGTTTTACACCTGGACCGCGCCCAGCAAATACCACGCCTGGACGGTGGTGGATAACCGCAAAAAGGCCAAGAACGGCGAGAAGCTGGAGAACTGGGTAAAGACCATTTCCAACAGCAAATATCAGGGCTACACCCCGCGCGAAACGCAGGCCTATCTTTCCGCCCAGTGGAACAAAGCCCGCGCCAAGCTCGACCGGCTGGGCGTGCGCCGCTTTGGCTTTCGGGTGGTAGAACCGCACCACGACGGCACCCCGCACTGGCACCTGCTTATTTTTGTGCATCCCAGCCAGCGCCGGCTGTTGCGCTCGGTGCTGCGCCAATACGCCATTGAGCACGACCGTGAAGAGCTGGGCAAAAAGGGCTACCGCGCCCGCTTCGACTGGAAAGAAATCAAAAGCGAGCTGGGCAGCGCCACCGGCTACATTGCCAAGTACATCAGCAAGAACATAGACGGCTTCAAAATGGACTGGGACGAAGAATCCCAGGAAGACGCCGCCACTTCAGCCACCGCCGTGGGTGCCTGGGCCAGCCTGTGGAACATTCGCCAGTTTCAGCAAATTGGCGGCCCCAGCGTGGAAGTATGGCGGCAGCTGCGCCGGCTGCGCAGTGCTACCCAAAACCCCATTATGGAGCCGGCCCGCCAGGCCGCCGACCGGGCCCGCTGGGCCGAGTTCGTCACCGCCATGGGTGGCATTGATGCCCAGCGCAAAGACCACCTGATCAAGCTTGCCCACATTATTCAGCCTGCCGCCAGTAAATACGGCGAAGACGTAGCCCGGTTGTTTGGCCTGCGCACCGCCGACGTCACCATCAGCGTGAATGGTGTTACCACTGGGGTAATGGTGGGTGTGTCCGAGCTCCAAACACGGCACCAGGGCTGGACCTTGTCACGGACGGGTTTGGGCGAGCGCAGCGAGCTGCCCTCAAGCGGCGGCAGCCGCGCCCCTTGGAGTTCTGACAATAACTGTACGGAGGATCAAAAACCGGCAGGAAACGATCCGCTCAGCCGCGAGCTGGCCATGCTCGGCCTGGACGAGCGAGACAAAAAACTCCTGCTGACCGGTGCAGTTATCGAAATTGATGGTTTATTCATCAGCATTCGCAACGGCAGCCTGAACACCAGCCGCCAACGCCCAGGGCTTTGGCGACCGGAAGACCCCGTTGCCATAGCGGAGGCCAACGAGTTCGCCGAACTGGAGCACGAACGCACCCGGGAACTGGCCGCTCAATACCGGCTGCAGGTTGCTCAGCTACTGGATGACGGCGGCAGCCTTAAAGACTGGATGGCCGGCATTCCCGAGCAGCACCTGCCGCTTGCCCTGGAACAGGCCGACGCCCTGCTCGACAAGATTGAAAGAGAAGCCCGCCGCACGCAGCGCCCAGAGCCCATGTGCCACGAAGACGACTTTGAAGACTGGATGAACGAACTTTGCTAAAGCCCGTCACTACAACCCATCCGTACAATACCCGTACAAAGTCGTTGATCTTGAGTGCTCTCATAGCTATAGTTTGTGTACGGTTATCAGACGGACAGCTCACACCCCTGACTCAGTTAGTGGCAGTGGCTAGTCCCCTGAAAGCTGTGTTTACAATGGAGTAACTTTTTCTACATTGAGAAGTAACTACAACCAGCACAAAAAGTGCTTTTTTCAAGGAGCAAAACATGGAACTCAACTTTTCGTTTGCAAGGATAAAATTATTTTTAATCTTATTTGAACCCAACAAATGGATTCTAAATAGATCCTAAAAATAGAAGGAGATTATCAGACCAATATACGAGGTATTTATTATGGCAACTGTTGCACTGAGAAGAAGTAGTTCTACTCCTGCACTGCCTAAAGCTAAAGATAGCAGGATAGAGCTAAAAACCAACCAGATGGTCAAAGAGACTCTTAAAACTGCGGCTGCATTCAGTGGTGTTGATTTAACAGCTTTCATTATTCAAGCAGCGTCCGAGAAAGCCCGTCGATTGCTGCTGGAAAGTCAGATTACAATGCTTTCAGCTGAGGAATTTGAAAAAGTGAACGCTCTTAATCAAGCTAACGATGCTCCAACAGAAGGGTTGATTGACCTCATGTCCGGAGAACTTTTTAATGAGCGTAAAGAGTGATGTAAGTCAGGAAAAAGAAGTAAATTTCGAGATCAAGGCCTTCTCGAATGAAAAAAAGAAAGACCTTAATGGTTTTGACTGTGGTGATAAAATCCTTAATAACTGCCTGATCAATGGTAAGATTAAGGAATTGACAAATCAGAACATTATCACTTGCATGTTACTGATGGACCTTAGTAACTCCAAGGTTGTTGGTTTTTATACTCTTAAAAACCACTCATTAGCTCGCGGTGACTTTGAAATTACGGGTAAATATCAAAGTATTCCTGTGACTAAACTTGATATGCTTGCTGTAGATAAAATTTATCAAGGTCAGGGATTAGGCATCAAGCTACTGAGGCAGGCCATTTCCAATGCTTTGGAAGCATCAAAACATGTGGGCTCTAATGGCATTTATCTTGAAGCCGTAGAAGATAAAGTCGAGTTCTATAGCAGGTTGGGTTTTACTGTGATAGGCGAGGCAAAAACTCATAGTAGTGGTAATAGCCTCGTGCCTATGTATCTGTCTATGCTGAAAGTAAGGGCAGCTGTGAGCCACAACAAAAAAGAAAATGTGGCTTAATTGATGAGGGGCGCACCAGGCCCCCTTTTTACCATCGCCCAAGGGTATGAAATGGCCAAATCAATCAGACTGAGTGACGACCTGCTCGTTTCGATAGAACATACGGCATCATCAACTGGTCGTTCGCCATCAGAGCAGCTCAAATATTGGGTGGCCATAGGCAGGACTGCCGAAGATAACCCCGATCTCCCCTTCAGCTTTATCAAAGATGCCATTGCAGGCCAGCCAGGAAATGTAGGTCGGAATGATTAAAAATCACTCTAGACGTACATTAAAGCTGCAATAAACTTAAAGCCTGTCGATTTCAGAGAACGACTATAACCAAGAACTCAAGGTGAATTATATTTCGACAAAAATGGCGGGGGCCTTGCTGCCTTCCTTAACCTTTTTCATGGACTGCTCGGCAAGGGCGTCAAGGTCTTGCTCAGATACCCGGGAAACAAACACAGGGATACGCTTAGCCTTCCGCTGCTGCGGAGCTTTTAAGCATTTCACATGGGCTTTGTGGGTCTTAAGCATTATACACCTATAAAAATCATAAACTTAGGCTCACTAGAACCGATGTACTAATTTTATCACAAGCCCCTGTTCACTGCCAATAAGCGGCAATAATGACCAATAAGTCCAGCGGCCACACCATATGGAGAGAGCTGATCATGAGTAATAAATCACAAGATACAATGACGCCGGATCTCGACCTGCAATGGGAAACAGGAGCACTTGGGCAAGACGAGGAGTTCGCCAAGGTATCCAGCCAGTCAACAGACCAAAGCATCAACGAAGCACTGGGCCTGGAGCTGGTCTCAATCCGTCTCGAAAAGGAATTAACTGAAGACCTGAAGAAGATCGCTGAGCAGAACGGCATCAGCTATCAGCCGCTGATCCGGCAAGCCATCACCCGTTTCATAGAAGCAGAGAAAAAACGCCCAGAACAGGCTTAATTCCACCGTTATTTCACACCAATGATAAAGGGGCGCTTATCGCGCCCCTTCCAGTTCCCTTAATAAATCTTGTTGTGCCCCCGGTGGCAGTGCCCTAGCTAGGTGAAATGCCATCTGGCTGGTCGTTTTGGCGCTGGGGCTAAGCGAGTGCCGGTAGCCAAAGCTGGCCACCCAGGTGTGGCCGCATTCGGCATCATTGCACTGACAATACAGCTCGGTGTAATCACGGCTCAAGCGGTTGGTTTTGGTGATCCGCCCCTTGCTGTCACACTCTCTGCAGTAAACGCGCATGTGTAATTATCCCCTGATTAAACATGCACTTATTATACGTTATCTGGTATCGCCCGGCATCATACCACTGGCTGTTTATCCAGTTATTCCAGCACAAATTCCAAGGCCAGCCGGGCCGGAATATCCGGATCCGAGTTCACTTCATCAGCAATCAGCTCACACAGCGGCAGCACCTCGTTACGGGTGTAGACGGTATCGGTTTTTTCCGGGTCGCCCAGGCCGGCGGCGTTGCTGGGAATAATGCCCGCCTGCCCCGGCGGAAACCGGTGTGCGGTAAGCACGTCCTGAGCTGAAATGTTCTTGATGCGGTCAAAGTCGTCCTTGGTGGCAATGTCTCCCACCGGGATCAGCTTCACCCCGTCCGGGTTACCGTTGGGAATATTGATAAACAGGCTGCGGAAGTTGCCCACCCCTTTGGAGCTTTGAATTTTGCTTTTCAGATCTTCTTCCTGGCTTTCGCTCAGGTTCGGGTCGGTGGCGTAGAAAATAAAGCCCATGTGCGCCCCGTTCTGGTAATAGCGCCTCCGGAACAGGGTAGCGTCCCGGTTCAGCAGCGCCGACTGAATGCCACCCAGGTAATCCGGCAGGCCGTAAATCTGCTGCCGTGGATCATACTGCGACAGGTAAATCACATCTTCCTGCCGGTAATGCAGTTGCTCATTATTGGCCCGCAACAGCCGAAAGTCGCCGCTCTGGTGCCGGCGCAGATACATGGACGGCAGCGGATGCAGCCGCACCACCCGGCCCAGGCCGTTACGTATCTTCAAAAAGGCTGCGTCACCGAACTGGATCAGGTCATGCACAAAGGCCTGCATTTGCCGGCGCTTCAGCCCGGCTCCGCCCTTGAAGCGGCCGGCCACCATATTGCGGCGGGCGTAAATCAGCGCGCCGTGGTGGGCGTTGGTGTTGGCGATCTGGGCCAGTCCCTGCCGGCTGATGGGCGTGCTCCAGTAGTCGGCATAATGGTCATAAAACAGTTCGGTGTAATCGGTCAGCCAGCGGTTGGGCTCTATCGCTTCCGGCTCGCCAAAACTAAAGGCGATCAGATCTTTGGATTGGTTGGGTTCGCTCATTTTTGAATAGCCCAGGTTGAAGTGCGTTTGTTCGTATGGTCCAGCGGCTCATTGATCACCGCATGAGAAATGGCAAAGAAGTCGTCAGCGTGGCCGGTGGTGGCATCCCGCCCGGCCTTAAAGGTCATGGCATTGCCGCTGCCGGTGGTGGTGCGCTTGATGGCCATAAAGGCAAGCGGAATATCTTTCAGCAGCCGGTCCCAGCTGATGCGCCCCGCCTCCACCACGTCGATCATCTTCAGCACCAGGCGGTTTTTGCTCTCTACCGAGTAGTGAATGGCATGGGCCTCGCGGGGGAACTTGGTCTTAAGCAGGTCAAACACGCCGGCACCGATGCCGGTAATGTCCACGCCAATGTAAGTCACCCGATAGCGTTTAAAAATCTTGGCGATTTCCGCCACATGGTGCTGAAAGTTCAGGCCTCGCCAGCGGTGCCGCTCCAGCACCCGGAACGGCTCACCGCTAAGCAGCGGCGGAGCCACCACCACCAAAGTGGCGTTGTCGCGTGTGCGGCTGGGGTCATAGCCCAGCCACACTTCCCGGGTGCCGAACGGCCGGGCCGCCCGTGGGTCGAAGTCTTCCCACAGTTCGGTGTCAACGCCGCACCCTTCCAGCTGGCCAAACTTGAACACGCTGGCTTCGTCGTCCACGAACTCGCACATGAATAGGTTACGGAATACCTCGTCGGCGTATTCGTCCCGCAGCTCGTCCACATCAATCAGATTGCAACCACTGGCCACGGCATCCTCCACCGTAATGGCATAGCGCCATTGCCGGTCCGGACACACCCGGCCGCCGTCGCGGTAGTCATCCAGTGTGGGGAATTCCACGTCTTTGCGGCTGTCTTTGCCGTTCTTCCAGTCGTCCCCGGTCCAGAAGCCATAGCCCGGATGGGCCTTGGCCGAGGGCGTGGAGAAATAGGTTTTACGCCAGCGGGTTTGCGTGGCCATGGCCGACGCCACGTTGGAAAGTTTGGTAAAGCCCGGGATCCAGAAGTATTCGTCTATATAGACGTTGCCGCTGCGCGACTGGGCGCTGTTGGAGTTGGTGGAAAGAAAGTGCAGCTCAGCGCCGTTGCTCAGGATTATCGGGTTGCCCGACAGCTCTACGTTCAGGAACTCCCGGGCAATATTAATGATGTAGGAGCGGAACACCTCGGCTTGGGCACGGGTGGCCGACAGAAATATCTGGTTGCCGCCGGTCAGGGCAGCGTCTTCCAGCGCCTCGCCGGCAAAGTAATACGTCATGCCAATCTGGCGCGACTTCAGAATATTGCGGGTGCGCGGCACCTCCGGATCGTGCATGGCCTCGCGGCAGCGTAGCTGATAGCCAAACAGGGTATCCAGAAACGGCTGAAAGTCTTCCGGCAGCAGCTCGCCCACGTTGTTTTTGGGTGTTTTGCCTTTTTTACCCTTGCCGCCCTTGCTCTGGCCACCGCTCTTGCGGCCTCGCCGTGGCTCCGGTGGTTCATCGCCGGCAGCAATGGCCGCTTCCCGCTCTTTCAGCCCCACTTCCTTTTCGCGCAGCTGCAGCAGCTCTTTCTTCAGCCGCACATGCTGGCTGATCAGCCGGTCCAGTTCGTCCAGCTCGGCCTGGCTCTTTTTCTCCCGGTTCAGCAGCAGCTGCACCCGCAAGGCAATGGCATCCTCCAGCTGAATTTCCGACAGCAGCGAATCCCAGGCGTATTTTTCCACCCACTGATACACCACCCGCACCGAGTTCAGGCTGAGTTCCTGGGCAATTTCCCGGGGCAACCAGCGCTTTAAATACAGCCCTTTGGCGGCGTTGCGGATTTCTTCTGAGTAAGCCATTGCGTTCCGTGGTCATGATGAATGCGGCCATCATACCCACCCGGACACCCCTTCTATGCCCCTGAAATTCCTAGAAATTCCGATAATTCAAAAATCGGAATTGAGCGGAACCGCGGCAGATGAAATTGCCGCCGCAAGGCCCTAGCCTGTCGCCATTACAGAACACGAGCAGGCAAATGAAACCCGATTCACGGTTACGCACAGGCTGGATTTGTATTGCCACCGAAGGCAACAGCATTGACGGGCGTTATATCTCCCGCGAATGGCTCACCGATATGGCCGAGACCTACGATCCCGACCACTACACCGCCGTTATCTGGCCGGACCATTATCGCTGGTCAGCCATGGGCAGTGTTGAAAGCCTCAAGGCCGAGGAAGTAGACGGCAAGATGAAGCTGTTCGCCGTGCTGCGCCCGAACCGGGATCTCATCTATTACAACCAGATCGGCCAGTACCAGTTCTGCAGCATTGAACCCAAGGAGCAATTCGCCGGCGGCGATAAAACCTATCTGATAGGTATGGGCGTGACCAGCGAGCCGGCAAGCACCGGCACCACCCGCATGCAGTTCAGTGCCAATGGCAAAGAGCACAACAAGCTGATTGGCCAGAGCGAGCCGTTCAACCTGAAAGAGCTGGCCGACCGTGAGCAAGAAGTGGGTATGTTCAAAAAGTTTACCGCCTGGCTAAAAGGCCAGGAGCAAGAGCCCCCTGCCCCCACCGATAACACCCCTGAGGATCCAGAAATGGACAAAGAACAGTTCAACAAGATGCTGAGCGCAATTGAAGGCATCGCCACCAAACAGGGCGAGCTGGAGACCAAGATTGAAGCCTTCAGCAAAAAAGAAGATCCGGCTCCGGCCAATGAGCCTGAGCAAAAGCCTGAGCCCGAGCAACCCGCCACCAACGGCATCACCACCGAGCAGTTCACCAAACTGCTGAATGCCGTAGAAGGCGTGGCCAGCAAGCAGGGCGAGCTGGAAACCCAGTTCTCCAGCCTGCTGAAAGAGCAGCCCGGCCAAATCCCCGGCGGCGCCCCCGCTGGCGGCGACATTTATCACCTGGTTTAAGGAGCAAGCATGAGCCAGATCCTCACTGCCCAGGCCGCCGCCATGCTGAAGCAATATTGCTCCCGGCTGGCACAGGGCTATGGCATCGATCCCCAGAGCCTGAGCCAGCAGTTTTCTGTCACCGGCCCGCAGGAAACCCGGTTACGACAGGCGCTGCTGGAATCCGTCGACTTCTTGAACCGCATCACTATCGCCGACGTGGACCAGATCAAAGGTCAGGTGGTGGACATGGGCATCAGCAGCATCCACTCGGGCCGCAAGGCCTCAGGCCGCTTCTTCAAGGAAGTGGGCGTGGGTGGCCACAGCTATGAGCTGACCGAAACCGACTCCGGTGCCCTGTTGCCCTGGTCTACGCTGGCCGTCTGGGCCAACGCCGGCAATGAAGGCGAGTTTCTGCGCCTGGTTAACGAGTTCATTAACCGCACCTTTGCTCTGGATATGCTACGCGTCGGTTTCAACGGTAACTCCATTGCCGCCAATACCGACCCGGCCAAAAACCCGCTGGGCCAAGACGTAAACAAGGGCTGGCAGCAACTGGTGAAGGAGTGGAACGGTGGCTCCCAGATTATCGGCTCTGCCCAGGACAAGGTGTATTTCGACCCCGATGGCGGCGGCGACTACAAAACTCTGGACGCCATGGCCTCTGACCTGATTAACAGCACCCTTGATCCGGCGTTTCGCAGCGATCCGCGCCTGACCGTAATGGTAGGTGCCGACCTGGTGGCCGCCGCTCAGGGCCGGCTGTATCAACAGGCCGACAAGCCCAGCGAACAGGTGACCGCGCAACAACTGGCCACCAGCATCGCCGGCCGCCCGGCTATCACGCCGCCCTTCTTCCCGGGCTCCCGAATGGTAGTGACCATTCCGGCCAACCTGCACCTGTACACCCAGCGCGGCACCCGCCAACGCAGTGCGGCTCACAACCAGGATCGCAAGGGCTTTGAAAGCCAGTACTGGCGCATGGAAGGCTACGCCGTGGGCGAATACCGCGCTTATGCCTCTTTTGATGAGTCAGGTATGGAGATTGGCGCAGCTCCGGCCACAGATCCGGCACCGGCAGGCTAACTGAATGAGCACTCCGGCCCAGCGTCATCGTGACCGGCACCGCGCCCGGCAGGCGGCAGAAAAAGCCGCTACCACCGGCCAGGCCACCGGCGACATTGCTCATAGTCTGCACCTGCAGCTGCTGGCACTGGAGCAGGACGAAAAGCGACTGAAGACGCTGGATCGCATCAGCGACAAGGTGGCCCTGAAACGCGAGCTGCTGCCCAAGTACCGCCCCTATGTGGAGCAGTACCTGGCTGCGGAAAAGAGCCACCAGAACCCGCTGTTCGCCACGCTGATCGTCTGGCTGTTTGACCTGGAAGAGTTCGAGCAGGCACTGGACTGGGCCGAAGTGGCCATTGCACAAGGCCAGCACACGCCCACCCGTATGAAGCGCGACTTCCCCCACTTTGTGGCGGACACCGTGCTGGAGTGGGCCGAGCAGCAGGCCGCCGAGGGCCAGGCCGTAGAGCCCTATTTCAGCCGGGTGTTTGCTCATGTGGCCAAAGACTGGCGGCTGAACGAAAAGCTCACCGCCAAATACTTCAAGTTTGCCGGGCTGCTGCTGTTGCGCGACGCCACCGGCGAGCCCAGAGCCAGCGCCGTGAGTGACCCGGATGTGCTCGATAAAGCCGACGCCCTGCTGGCCAAGGCACACGAATGGGATCCGGTGGGTGCCCAGGTAAAAACCCACCGGGCCAGAATTGCCATGCGCCTGCGGGCGCTTGAGCAAGACTAGCTCCACGCCGCCGCGCCCCGGCGGTGCGGGAACAGCCAAGGCCATGCCTTAAACGCTGTTGCCCAACACCGTGGCCAGGGGCGCACCTATTAACCAAGAGGGCTGCCATGTTCAGCGGAAACAGCACCGATTATCAGCAGAGCACCATCACCAACGATGGCTTCTGGCCCGACATTGAAGTGGGCGACTTTGAGCGCGACCGCGCTATGCCCGCCGATCTGCAGCCTGCCACGGTGGCTGCTGCGGTGCTGTCTGCGGTGGCCCAGGTAAACCTTGAGCTGGTGTTTACCAAATCAAGGCTGCTGGCCGAGGGGCACGGCAATGCCGCCGCCGTGCCCGGCCCTTCCGTGGGCACACAGAACATGCTCACGGCGCTTTATCGCCAGGCGGTGTTTGCCCGTGCCAAGGCCGATTTGGTTACCGAGGCCGGCAGCCTGAGCCAACGCGACACTGGCAATAATCAGGCCACCCAGAGCGGTGATGTGCGTGCCGCCCTGCTGGCCGAAAGCCAGCAGCACATTCGGGCCATCAAGGGCACTCACCGCTGCGGGATTGAATTGCTATGAGCCGGGGCTACTACCTGCATCAGCTGAGCACCGCCATCAAGGACGTGCTGCCGGCCAAGTGCCGCAAGGGCTTTGATGCCTGGATGCAGAACGGCACCCTGCAGCTCACTCCCGACGATGGCGGCACCGGTGTGGAGCTGGCCCGGCTCAACTACCAGGCGGTATTTATGGTGGAAGACCTGCCGTTCCGCGAACTGGATCCGGCCGTGGTGCTGGCCACCGTGGCCGCATGGCTGCAGGACCACGACACAGATCGCGAACGGCTGGAGCTGCCCGACCCCGATTACGACGTGGAGCCCATAGACGAGCACAGCGCCGACCTCACCATCAGCGTGCTGTTTTCCGAGCCCCTGCTGATGGTGCCCGACGCTGCTGGCCCCATCCGCTACGGCGGCGAACGCTACCGCCTGGCCCCCTATGAGATCTGGGTGGCGGAGTACGGCAAGTTGTGGGTGAACGAAAACGGCCCCTGGCCGCTGGCAGGTGATGTGTGATCCGGTTCGACCTTGATGTGTTGCCCATTACCGACCGGCTCAAGCTGGCCACCATGCCCGCCAAAAAGCGCACCCGCTTTTTGTGGCGCTTGGGCAACGAGCTGAAAAAAGCCTCTGCCCGTAACGTGCGACAGCAACGCACCCCGGAAGGAAAGGTCTGGGCACCGCGCAAACGCAAGCCACGCAAGGGCGGCAAGAAAAAGATGCTCACCGGATTGCCGGGATTGCTGGCCATCGACAACACCGCCATCGACATGACCCTGCGTTTTCGTAAGGGAAAAATGCCGGTACATGCCGGTGTGGTAGGCAGAACGCACAACGACGGCATGAGCCAGCGCCGTACTGCCGAGCAGGCCTCACGCAACAAGCCGCGGCAAGAGCCGGATACTGCCACCAAGGCCCAGGCCAAGCGGCTGCGTCTCTTGGGCTACCAGCGTCGGGGCAAGCGCGGCAAGTACATCAATGCATCCAGCAAATGGATTCAGGAAAACCTCAGTTATCGCCAGGCCGGGATGCTGATTAAAAAGCTCAGGGATGAGCCGGTAAAACGCAGCTGGGACATTGAACTGCCTGCACGTCAGTTTATGGGAGCCAATGAAGCCGAGCGCGCCAAAATCATCCGCCGGGTAATGCAGGGCATTGGCTACGGCTGGAACGTGAAGAAACAACAAACCAAAGGGGCTAGTTCATGATCCCAACTATCCAGATTAACAACCTGAACCAGATGCAGGGCCCCACCGAAGAGGTGGAGCGACATTTCCTGTTTGTGGGCCAGGCCACCAAGAACAACGGCAAGTTGCTGTCCATTAACACCCAGTCAGACCTGGACGATCTGCTGGGCGTTAACGCCAGCCAGCTGAAAACCAACATCAAGGCCGCCATGCAGAACGCCGGCCAGAACTGGAGCGCCCATGCCCATGCGCTGGCTCTGGGGGAAGACTGGACCGACGCCGTGCTGGCCGCACAAAAGGTCGCATCCTTTGAGGCGGTAGTGCTGCTGGAGCCGGTGACCACCGCCGAGCAGATTAATGCCGCTCAGGCCTTGCGCAACCAGCTGATTGCCACCTGGGGCCGCTGGCAATTCATGATCCTGGCCACCAACGGCATTGTGACCGATGGTGTGGATGCCCAAGACTGGCCCGCCTATGAAGCGGCCATGGTGACGCTGGCCGATGGCATTGCCGCCGACGGCGTGATGCTGGTGCCCCAGTTGCACGGCAACAATGCCGGCGTAATGGCCGGACGCCTGTGCAACCGCGCGGTGACCGTGGCCGACACCCCCATGCGGGTGAAGACCGGGGCTGTGGTCGGTTTGGGCCCGGCACCGGTCGACAGCAACGGCACCGGGCTGTCTCTGGCTACCCTGCAGACCCTGGAAGCGGCCCGCTACTCCGTGCCCTGGTGGTTCCCGGATTATGACGGCGTGTACTGGGCCGACGGCAACATGCTGGACGTGTCCGGTGGTGACTACCAGGTGGTGGAAAACCGTCGGGTGGCCGACAAGGTAGCCCGCAAACTGCGCATTCGCGCCATTGGCCGCATTGGTGATCGCCAGCTCAACAGCACCCCGGGCAGCATTGCCGCCGCCAAGCTTTATTTCATGCGCGATCTGCGTGTTATGAGCAAGTCGGTCACCATTGCCGGTGTCACCTTCCCCGGCGAAGTCATGCCCCCCGACGATGGCGATATCGCCATTGAATGGCTGAGCAAGTACGAAGTGGCCATCTACGCCATGGTGCGCCCCTACGACTGCCCCAAGAAAATCACCATCAACATCATCCTTGATCTCAGCAACCCGGGAGACAACCAATGAGCCGCCGCATTTCCGGTATGAACTTTGACGTGGAAATCCTGGGCACCATGATCCACGTCGAGAAAGCCACCGTTACCATCAACGACAGCACCGCCGCTGCCCAGACCCGGGGCATTACCGACGGTTACGTGGATGGCGACGTCACCGCCGACGTGGAATATGAACTGGATACCAAGAACTTTAACCTGCTCAGCGACGCGGCCGCCGGCGCCGGTTCGTGGCGGGGCATTGATCCCCACGATGCGCTGTTCTACGCCAAGGCCGACAAAGAAGAATTCCGCATTGAAGCCTTCGGCATCAAGCTGCAGATCTCCGACCTGCTCGATATAGACGGCAAGGGCGGCAGCAAGCAGGTGCACAAGATTAAGGGCTTTGTCACCGATCCCGAGTTCGTGCGCATCAACGGCGTGCCCTACCTCTCCGCTGACGATACCCGTCACCTGATTGGATAACCGCCATGGATGCCATTGACCGCGCCAATGACATGAGCGACTGGCTGCTGGCCCAGCAGCTGGCCGCCCAGACCGGCCACCACTGTACCGCACCCAGCCGCCACCAGTGCGAAGAGTGCGACGACCCCATCCCCGAGGCCCGCCGGGCAGCCCTGCCCGGCGTGACCCTGTGCGTGGGCTGCCAGACCCTGCTGGAGAAAAGACGCTGAAGCGCCATGGAAATAAACCCTATGCCCTATAAAGACCCGACTATCTGGACCCTTCTGCTGGCCTGGCTGGCAGATAACTGGCCCACACTTTACGGCTTTATCCTGGCCGTGCTTACCGCCTGGCTGCGAGTGACCTACAACGGCGGAACTGGCCGGCGGCGCTGGCTGGAAGCGTCGCTGGTGGGCGCTATTACCCTGGCCTTTATCAGCGGTTTTGGCTGGTTCGGCATTCCCAGCGAAGCCGCCGGCTTTATCGGCGGCATGTTCGGCCTGTTCGGAGTAGAGAAAATCCGCGAACTGGCAGAACGCATGATGGGAGGAAAACTCAATGGCCCGCATTAACTGCAGTCGTAACCTGTCCGCTTTTCTGGATGTTCTCGCCTATGCCGAAGGCACCATTGGGCGGGGTGATGATGGCTACAACAAACTGGTAAACCCGGCCGGCTTCTTCGCCAGCTACGCCACCCATCCTAACCAACGGGTGCAAGTACGGCCCGGCCTGGTAAGTACCGCCGCCGGTCGCTACCAGCACCTGTCTCGCCACTGGCAGCACTATCGCCAGCTGTTACAACTGCCCGACTTCGGACCCGAATCCCAGGACCGCTGGGCCATCCAACTCATCCGTGAACGCCGTGCTCTGGAAGACATCGAAGCCGGTCGCATTGAGCTGGCCATTGCCAAATGCCGAAATATTTGGGCCAGTTTGCCGGGAGCCAATTATCCGGGCCAGCCCATGCGCCGATTGCCGGTGCTACTGGCCAAGTTCACCGAATTCGGTGGGGTGCCAGCATGAACAAGCTAACAAAGTTCCTGCTGATCATGGTTGCCGTATTGCTGTTCGTAGCATGGCAGCAACAAGCCATGGTGGAACGACTGACTGAACGATTGGGCAAGTCCGAAGCCCGGGCCGAACTGCAAACCAGCCTCACCCAAGAGCTGCAGCTGTCCCTGAACAAAGCACAGCAAGAGCGGCAGCAGGCACACCGCCTGCTGAAGGAACAACAGGGCCGGCTGCAGCAAGCAGATACCAGCACCAGGAGCAAACGAAATGCCGTGCAACAACACCTTGCCACTCTGCCGCCAAGCCGCCCGGACTGTAGTCGCGAGCCTTTGCCTGCTGCTGTTATCGGCCTGCTCAGCACCGCCGCCACAGGTGATCATCAAGCCGGTACCGGTACTGCCGCCACCGGGCCTGATGCCGGAGTGCCCTGAGCCCGTTTTTACCGGCACCACCTACGGCGAGGCGGTGGCCTTTATTCCCGATCTGCAGGGTGCTCTGCGCCGCTGCCAAATACAAATCGACACCCTGGAGCAATGGCTCCTTACCCAAGAAGGAATCGCACAATGAGCAAGCAAATCATCACCCTGACCGTTAACGGCACTGATCTGGCGTTTGAGCCCACCACTCAAGCGTACAACAAGTACATCAACGAACTGACCATGGATGACAAGGTCGCTCCGGCACACAACTACCTGAACCGGGTGGTCACCGCCGACAGCAAGGACGCCCTGGCCAAGCTGCTGAACCTCACCGGTGCCGGCCTCAAGATCGCCGCCAAGGTCAACGAGGCGTTCGTACCCGAGCTTGAGATCAGCATAAAAAACTGACCCGTCGGGTTAACGCGATAGAGGGCAACCAGCTGGAGCAGGTACTGGCACTGCGCCGCCACTACCTGCCCCACGAACCCGACGATGAAGAAGCCCTGGCCCGGGCCATCTGGCTCGACAAACAGCACTGGGACAACACCGGCAACGCCATCGCAACCGGCATAGCAAAGGCATTTAACGGCACATGAAGCACCTGGAACAATTAATGCTGACGGTGAGCCTGGTCGACAAGGTCACCCGGCCCATTCAGGGCATTAACCAGCAGATCAGGGAAACCGGAGAGCTGGGCCGCCAGAGCATGGACCGCATGATCAGCGGTGCTGCCGGTCTGGCGGCGTCTGGTGTGGCGCTGCATCAGGCGCTGATGCCCGCCATTGAAATGGACCGCGCCCTGGGAGAAGTGAAATCCCTGGGCGTGGCCGAGCAGGATCTTAATAAGCTCAGCCAAACCGCTACCGACTTTTCCATTGAGTTCGGCAAGTCGGCCACCGAGTTTATTGGCGCGGCGTATGACATTAAGTCTGCCATGGGGGATCTGTCCGGTGACGAGCTGGCCGGCATTACCAAGTCGTCGGCCGTGCTGGCCGCGGCTACCAAGGCCGACACCGCCACCGTTACTGCCTACATGGGCACCATGTATGGTCTGTTCAAGCAGCAGGCCGATGCCATGGGCCGGGATAACTTCGCCGCCATGGTGGCCGGACAGACCGCGCAGGCGGTGGAGTCTTTCAAGACCACCGGCGCTGAAATGAGTGCCGCCTTTACCAGCATCGGTGCCGCCGGTACCGCCGCCGGCATTGCCATGAACGAGCAGATGGCGGTGCTCGGCACCCTGCAGGCCACCATGTCCGGCTCGGAAGCCGGTACCAAATACAAGGCGTTTCTGGCCGGCATTGCCGGTGCCCAGGACAAGCTCAATATGAGTTTTGTCGACGGCAACGGCAACATGCTGGGCATGGTGCAGATACTGCAAAAGCTGAAAGACAAATTCGGCGACACCCTGACCGTGGCGGAATCGGATGCCCTGAAAAAGGCCTTCGGCTCTGATGAAGCCGTGGCCCTGATCAAACAGATGATCCCCGACGTGGACGGCCTGGCACACAGCATCGACAACGTGGGCAAACAGACCGGCATGGACAAGGCCACTCAAATGGCCGGCACCATGACTGACCAGTGGGAACGGCTGGAACAAGTCTGGTTTGCCCTGCGTGCCGGGGCCGGGGTCAGCGTGCTGCCCACCATCAATGCGGTGGTGGGCTCCATCGTGGATGGCATGGCCGTGCTGGTGGAATGGACCGACATGTTCCCCCATCTGACCGAAGTGGTGACCTGGGCCGCCATTGGCATTGCCAGCCTGACCGCCGTGGCCGCCAGCTGGACGCTGATCAGTGGCATTAGCAGCAGCATGTCACTGTTCTTTGGTCGCAGTATCAGCCTGTTGCTCAGCCCGCTCAAGCTGGTGCGTATGGCCATGGTGGCCATGCGTCCGGCACTGATTGGCCTTAACTTTTTGATGATGGCTAACCCTGCAGGCCTGATGATTGCCGGCATTGTGGGTGTGATTGCGGTGCTGGGAGCGGCAGCCATTGCGGTTTACAAGTTCTGGGAGCCCATCAAAGCCTTTATCAGCGGCTTTATTTCCGGCTTTACCCAAGCCGCCGGACTGAGCGAACTGTTTGCTCCCTTTGTGGGACTGTTCCGGTTGTTTTCTGCTGTACTCGGCTGGATTGGCGGCTTACTGGCCGATCTGTTTGGCTGGTTCACCGCCTTGATTGCACCGGTAGAAAGCACCACTGAGCAGCTGGATGGCGTGGCTGAAGCAGGGCAAACCATCGGCAACGTCTTTGGCACCATCTTTAATGCCATCCTGTTTCCGATCCGCATGGCCGGCAAGCTGGTGCAATGGCTGCTGGAAAAACTGAACATGATCCCGGGGGTCGACATTGACCTGAGCGGAACCAACATGGATCTGCCGGATACCCCGGACATGCCCGCCGTGATGCAGCAGGTTGAGCAAACAACGGGCGAGCTTCCCAAGGAGGCAGCCACCGTTCCCGCCCTTCCACCGGCCACTCAGCAGGTAGCCCGCACCCTGCAGCCGGTACCAACGGACGTTGCCCCGGCCAGCCAGCAGGTAAACAGGAACTGGCCCGACGCCGCCAATACCGCGGTGCCGCCGGCCACCCAACAGGTAGCCCGCACCCTGCAGCCGGTACCAATGGACGTTACCCCGGCCAACCAGCAGGTAAACAGAGACTGGCCCGACGCCGCCAATACCGCGGTGCCGCCGGCCACTCAGCAGGTGGCCCGTACTCTGCAGCCGGTGCCGATGGATATTCCCCCGATCAGCCAGCAGGTAAACAGGAACTGGCCCGACGCCGCTAATACCGCCGTGCCGGCTGCCAGCCAGATGGTGAACCAGCACTGGCCCGAGGCGGCCAATGCCGACCTGCCCGCTGCCACTCAGCAGGTGGCCCGCACGCTGCAGCCGGTGCCGATGGACGTTGCCCCGGCCAGCCAGCTGGTCAACCGACACTGGCCCGACGCCGCCAATACCGACCTGCCCGCTACCACTCAGCAGGTAGACCGCGATCTGCAGCCTGTGCAGGCAGAAATAGCGCCGTTGAAACAGGATGTATTCCGGGAATATTTCGACGATCTGGACTTTGAATTTTCGCCGGCCACTCAGGAGATAGAGCAGGTTTATACAGGCGGTACCCATATGGGCGGCTCTTTCATTCATAGCAATGAAGAGCTGTTTCTGCCGTCACTGGTGCCGGAGTCACCGCTGGCAAACACGCCACTCACTCAGCCGCGCTTTGATGATGCTCCGCAAGTGAACAGCGAACAGCTGATGGCCGGCATTAATGAGCGCCTGCGCACCACCCGCGCTCCGGAGTCGATGCAATCGCCGCCATCACCACTAATGCCGCAGCTGCTGAAAGTGGCCGGCCAGAACACCGGCAAAACCGTGCACTTTGGTGATGTGCATATCAAGAACGAACAGGGCATGGACCCGCAAACCCTGGCGGAATGGGAGGAACTGCAATATGGCTTCTGAACGGCTGTATATCGATCTGCTGGTCGAAAATGGCGGGCTGGTGCTGGATGCCGGCGCACAGCCGGTGACCACCGACAACCGCCACAGCATTGGCCAGGACATTAAGCACGCCATTATGGAATCCGGGCTGGCCCGTGCGCTGATTGGTGAACGCAGCCCGACCCTGCGCGCCGACGTGCGCACCCAAATCCGTATTCTGGTAGAGCAAGACACCCGTATCGAGCCCGGCACCGCCGATGTGCGCGAAGAAACGGCCGACCGCTACCTGTTGACCGCCCGCACCTATGAATTCGGTGATCTGGAGGTGTTCCTGTGAACGTCCGTCCCAAGGTCGACTTTACCCGGCTGGTGGCCGCCGCCGGCATTCCCACCACCACAGAGGCACTGGAGCAGGAACTGGCCCGGGAAGTGGAAGCCGCCGGCTCCATCATCACCAACGACAGCCGCATGTCCCCGTTCTGGCGGCTGCAGCGGGCCATTGTTGTTAAGCCGGCCATGTGGCTGCTCAATACCCTGCTGGTAGACCATGTGCTGCCCAATAGTTTTGCGGCCACGGCACGGGGCTACTATCAGGATCTGAAAGCCTGGGACGTGGGGCTGGAGCGTAAAGCCGCCAAGGCCACCCGGGGGCTGGTGGAGTTTTTTAAAACCGATCCGGCCAGCACGGTGACCATTAAGGCGGGTACCACCATCACCACCGAGCGCATTAATGGCCGCAGCTACACCCTGGCGGTGGTGGAGACCGTCACCATTTCCGCCGGCCTGAGCAGCGGCCTGGTGGTGTGTGAAGCCACCGAGCCCGGCAACGCCTGGAACCTGCCCGCCGGCTACTACTGCATTTTGCCTGCTGCCGTGAACGGGATTGAACGGGTGGCCAACCCGGTCGACTGGATCACCGAGCCCGGCGACGACGAAGAAAACGACGATGCACTGGGCCTGCGCATTCAGAACCAGTATTCTGTTGTGGGCCGCTATCACATTGATGCGGTGTATCGCTCCATGCTCGCCGCCGTGGCCGGCATCCGCTCCGATAACATCTTTTTTGAGCACGATGCCCCGCGCGGCCCGGGCACTGCCAACGCTTTTATTTTGATGGAAGTGGGCACCACGCCCCCGGCCCTGATTGAAAAGCTGAACCGTCATGTCAGCCATGATGGCAACCACGGCCACGGCGACGATCTGCAGTGCTTTGCCCTGCCCGACACCCTGCACACCATTACCCTGGAAATCTGGCCCCGGGCCTTTTTGGGTGATCAGGAAAAAAGCCAGCTCAAGGCCCGCGCCGAGGCCATGGTGCGCGCTGCGTTTCGGGAGACCGCCGATTACCCGAACATCACCCGCACCAAGCCGCTGAGCCGCTTTTCATTCAGCCGGCTGGGGGCCGAGCTGCATGCTGCCCTGCCCGACATTGACACCCTGTCATTCGGCCAGCCCGACATCAACAGTGCCCAGAGCATTCCGCGCCTGGCTGAACTGACGGTGACCCTGCATGGATAAACACCAGCGACAGGCCCCGGAACTACCCGAGCACAAAGCCCCCTGGTGGATGGACGGCCGGGAACAACAGGAGCCGCATTTTCTGGGCAACGGCCTGAACACATTCTGGCGCAAAGCCTGGCACTGGCTGCTGTTCCCGCTGCGTCAGCTCGACCCGCTGGAATGCAGCGAAAACATTTTAAATGTGCTGGCCTGGGACAGAGGCATTCAGCGCTTTAGTAACGAGCCCCTGAGTCTGTATCGCAAGCGTGTGAAGTACGCCTTTGCCAATGCCCGGGACGCCGGCGACATTGCCGGCTTCAAGCGCATTTTTGAACGCCTGGGCATTGGCTGGGTAGAGCTGCACGAACGTCAGCCCGGTGTGCCCTGGGACGTGATCCTGATAGAGCTGGCAGACCATGAGCTAGCCCGCAACCAGCAACTGCTGCAGGTGCTGATCCAGCATTACGGCCGCACCTGCCGCCGCTATCGCTACAAGGTGGTTTACCCGCAACCCCTGCGCCTGCACGCCGCCCGATTCAGTGGCAGTTATCAAGTATTTGGAGCAAAACTAGGATGACCCAAACCGCCATCACCCTCGCCTTTGAAGCACACCTGGCAGAGCAGCAACTGGGCGGTCAGCCCGTGGTACTGGATGAAATGGTGCTGGCCCATATTCCGGGTCTTGACCTGAGCCAGCCCATTGACCGCGCTGCAGGGCTGCCGGATGCCAGCCAGATTGTGCACCGCCAGCCGGTGGATCAACGCGGCAAAATCAACGCCAACGGGGTGGCCTATTCCATCGTCATGGACACCAACCTGGGCGACTTTACCTTTAACGCCATGTACCTGACCCACAAAACCAGCGGTCTGGTGGCCATGGTGGTGCACAAGGCGGAAGAAGAAAAATTAAAGAACCTGCTGAACCGCCCCGGCAACAGCCTGGTGAAGTCGATGCTGATGGAATACCAGGGTGCCGCCGAGGCCACCCTGACCCATGTGGATGCCGGCACCTGGCAAATCGACTTTACCGCCCGCCTGATGGGACTGGATAAAGACATTCAGCAGCAAGCGCTCGACCATTACGGTGACGCTGCATTTATTGCCGACGGGTTTGCCGTGCGCCCCGGTACCGGCGTAAATGAGTTTCTGGTGACCCCGGGCCTGGGCTACATTGCCGGCTTGCGTACCGAACTGACCAGCGTGCAGTCTGTGACCGTGGCCCAGCGCCCCGCTGTGCTGTATGCCGATGTATACCACGCCGGCACCCTGCTCTCAGACTGGCACACCCTGGTCACCATTCGGGCCAGCACCACCCCGCTCAGCGACTACGTGGATGAGGCCGGTTATCCGCACTATGTTACCCCGCTGGCGTCTCTCGCCGCCAATGGGGCTGTAACCGACCTGCGCGGCCGTGGCGGCCTGTGGTGGCATGAGCACCGCCCCGCAGCCCACACCAAAGATCAGGTCGGGCTGGATAAGTTGGAAAACTGGAGCTGGTCGCACAGCTACACCGATGCCACCGGCGGAGCCACCAAATACGCCAGCGGCAAGGCCGTGGCCGATGCCTATAACAAGCTCAACAGCATCAAGCTCAACGCCGCAAACTACACCGCTGCCGATGTGCTGGGCAAAATGCTGACCGTGGACGGTGCCGGCTCGGGGCTGGATGCGGATTTGCTAGATGGTAAGCACGGCGTTTACTACCTGGACTGGCGCAACTTAACTCACACCCCAAATTTTGCCCTTCAGCAAGACGTGCTCGACAGCTACGCCCAAAGCTATACGCTGCGGGCAGCAGCCCATGTCGGCTACACTGGGGAGTCACTCAGCGGCCGGTTTGCCCACTTACGCGGTGGTACCGGTAACGCCGGCCGTACTTTTGCACAGGCACTGGCTGAAGCCGCCAGCCTGGGAGTTCGGCTACCCACTGTTGAAGAACTGGAAGACAGAATTGCGGCGGGTACTGGAGCGGGATTTGACAGCTCGCAATGCTGGACATGCACTTCCGTTCCGGGGCAACCCGGCTGTGTTTATACCGTTCGCGGTGATGGTGCATCAGGAACAAGAAAAGTAGTCCAGACCAACAGTGTGGCTACCGCCGATTGCCGCTACGTTGCTAACGTCACTGTACCTCATATCTGGCACGCTGCTAATGATGGCGCGGGGTCGGGGCTTGATGCTGATTCGGTTGACGGCATACAGGGTAATGACATAGCCAGAAGAAGTCAGGGAAATACGTTTGCCGGGTCTATTCAGGTACTAAATGGCACAAAATCGTTCTTTATCAGCACCGGCGGTATAGAACGTGGTTTTCTTGAGGGTGGGACGTATGGCATACGGCTCCGAAGCCGTGATGCCAATGGCGCTGGCTTACCGGCAACCATCACGCTTGGCTCGACTCCCTACATAGAGTTTTTAGCCAATGACATTAACGCCAATGGGAAAGTCATGTTTAACGTCCATGACGATTGGTTGCGTATAAACCAGGCTTTACATTTCAGCAACGGTGTTTATTTTGGCAACTCCGTTGTCCGAACAGAAAGTGAGTTTCAAGTCGGCTCAAACGGCACTACCTTTCTCGCGTCTAAAACAGCACTTACATACAAAGGCCATAAAATCTGGCATGCCGGCAACGACGGGGCAGGCTCTGGTATGGATGCTGACACTGTTGACGGTCTACATGCTGGGCAACTAGTTAGATCCGATGTCGATAACCAAGTAGTTCAAGATAATTTTCAGGTAAAGGGAAAGAAGTTTTACTTCGGCTTGGATATCAAAGAGCACAACCTGTTTGATAATGACGGGGCAGGCAATGCCGGTATTCAGTTCGGTATGGACAAAGACGTCCATACCGTCTCGGGTGGTGCGGTAGAGTTCCAGGCCAACATAGACAACACAACAAACCCCGGCTTTGAAATCAACGTCAGCACCGGCAATAAAAATGCAGGTGACGTGGTTTCATGGTCTTGCCAGTTAATAGGCAAATCTGACGGCACTCTCACCTGGAACAATCATAGCCTGTGGCATGCCGGCAATGACGGCTCTGGCTCAGGCATGGACGCTGACCTGCTCGACGGTCAGCACGGCAGCTATTACCTCGACTGGCGCAACTTCACCCATGTTCCCAACCTGGGCAGCCAGCTGATTATCGAAAAGCGCAGTTCAACCAAAGAGGCCTACGGCGGAAATGATGCACTCCAAACGAAGCGATCACCCTACCTGAGTCACAGATTTAAACCTGAGGCCGGTGCAACTTACCAGATTACCGCAAAGCTGTGTTTTGGTTATGCGACCAGCGTTGAGGGTGGCGTTCGTGATATTGATTTATATGCCTCAATTGAAGTGAATGGGCAGCGAAAAGACAGGACAACGGAAGATCTATTATCCGCACAAGGTGAAGGCCGGACTCTGTATGTAACCTACACCGGACCACTACACACCGATCCATACGGGTGGTCGGATATCAACATTACCTACACCATCGGTGGAGGGGACAACCCAGGCTCACCGCATACCGAAATACAGGTGTGGGGATTAAATATCACCGACCCCCATACCTGGAGCCCCACGGCATCAGGCAACCGCACCAGCACTCAATCCGTACTGACCATAGTGAAGCTGTAACATGACCTACTTCGCACAAATTGATCCGACGAACCCTGAGCCCCACCCCATTCTGTGCCGGCTGGCCGGCCAGATAGAGCCGTCGGCAGACATTCTGCCGTGCCCTCCGGAGACGGACACCGATTGGTGGTACCACCCGGCAACCGGCGAGTTCACTCCCCCGCCCGAGCTGGTGCCCGAGCTGTCAGATGTGATTGAAAAGAAGCTCTATTACATCAACGTCTGGCGCGACACCCAGGAAAAAGCAAACTTGCTGTTTGATCACGGCGGCTACACCTGGGATGCCGGCGAACGCTCAAAATCCCGCATGGAAGAAACCCTGGCACTGGCCGATGCCACCGGCAGCCTTCCCGAAGGATTTTTCTGGACGACCGCCGACAACACCGATGTGCCCATGACCACCACCGAACTGCAGGCGCTGGCCAGTGCAATGGCCGCCGCCCGTGGACAGCGCGGTTTTGAAATCCACGCCCGGCAGCGGCAAATGAAAGCCGAAGTCTCGGCATTGACAACCGTAGAAGCCGCCCAGGCATACATCATTGACTGGCCATCACAGGCCTGAAGGAGCAAACCATGAAATACACCATCACCGCCCCCGTAAAAGACGAAACCACGGTTCAGGTTGTGTTCTTTGAAGAATCAGCCCCGGATCTGGTGTTCAAGCGCGCCGTGAACGCTGTGTTTACTGAGCAAGGCCTTTACGATGAAGAAGCCACCCATGAGCGTGTTGCTCAGGTGGCAGACGGCGTAGCCAACAAGCTGCAGGTGGGTGCCATTCAGCTGACCAGCCTGACCGAGGATAAAGAAACAACCGAATGAGCTGGTCCCGCACCTCACTGACCTGGCCGGCCAGCGCCGAAGATATCGCCTCAAAAGCGGATGCCGTATTGTCCCGCGTGGCCACCACTCAACAGCAGGCCATGGCAACGCTGAGCCAGGCCGCCGGGGCCGTCAGTTTTCGCCCTCACGCCTTAAGTGAAGAAGCCGCCCAGCTGACCCAGTTGCGCGCACTTATCGAGCAGATGCTGGTTACCGGACACCGCATTACGGTGACGCCCTATGATTACGGCGTGGGCCAGGTGGAAAGCAGTGGCAGTTATCTGGCCCCCGGCAACGCCGCCAGCCGCCTGGCTGAAAAGCTGCAGGGTGACGCCGCGCCACCGGGCTCACATGTGCAGGGCCTGCTGGTTACCGCCAACTCGCTGGCTGAATTTGCTGATGCACTGTCTGCACTGACGGCCGTGCTGCCCATTCCGGAGCTGTGTGCCTGTGCCCGGCGCAGCCAGGCAGAAAGCACCAATGCTCAGGATCGCATGCAAACCCCCACCGGCAGTGCCACCCCCAAGTGGGTACCGGGCCGGCATCTGTTTGAGCCGTTGCGCTCCACCGTGGCCATTCTCGGTTCCAGCGTGGCGCAGCTGGAGTCACTGGCAGCAGATACCCAATCCCCCATCAACAAACTGCAGGCGCTGGCCAGCAAACGGGAAGCCTGGCTGGAGCAACAGAAACAGGCATTAAATGCCCTGAAAACCGGGCTGAACGGCAGCCTGTATGCCATGAATGGTTCCGGCTCTGCATCCGGCATTGCGGCCTCGTTATCATCCGGCCTGCCAAGCTACGAGCGGGCACATACCGCCGCTGTGCTGCTGGTATCCGAGCAGCCCATGACGTTTTTCAAGGAGTTGCTGCCATGATCGCGCTCGACGGCGAATTGCTGCGCCTCAAGTCTCCCCGCATCACCCTGAGCATGGAGTTCAAGGAAAAGGACACGTCCGGGCAAACATCCAATACCAGCACGGCAGAGCAGGGAGAAAAGGGCAAAGAGCTGCAGATAACCGGCTTGGTCCCGTTTAAAGACCAGGCCGCCCTGACTCGCCTGTTTGAACTTGCCCAAAGCAAAGAGGACGGTAACAACCGCAAAATCTACCGTATCGGCTGCGAACTGGCGGAAGCGGTAAAGATTTACCAGGTAAAGTTTGCCGGCCGCATTATGGCCCCTGAGCAGGAAGGGCTGCTGGCCTGGCGGGTATCTTTCACCCTGCGTGAGCACCTGTCTGTACCAGAAAAACGCGAACAACGCGCATCAAAACCAGCGGCCACAGTTGGCCAGAGCACTGCAGGCACCAGCACGGTATCACCACCGCCGGCCGCCCAAGGTGGAGAGCAACGCGAATTAAACGGATTTGAGAAAAAACTGAAGGTTTTAGACGATATCCTGGCTGGAGACTGACCATGAAACTAAATAAGCGCATCACCGTTAATGGCCAGGAGGTTCACCTGGTGAATGACAAATGGATGCTGGAGCTGTCGTCAGCCGGTCGCGGTATCGTCACCATTAAGGGCAGTGCCACACCCAAGGCACTGGTGCACTTTGATATGGGCTATGGCACCACCATGCACCGCTGGTTTACCGGCATCGTCACCCGTGCCGAGCCCGCCGATAATGGTCACACCCGGCTGCTGATTAAAGAGCTGTCCTTTGTACTTGGTACCCGTACCACCATGAGCATTCAGCATGCTACCTTCAGGCAGGTAATTACCGAGCTGGCGGAGCAAACCGGCCTCACCTTTGCCCTGCCTGAAGCGGATTATGTGGATACGGCCATCCCCAACTTCACAACCGCCGGTACCGGTGCCCAGCTGCTGGAAAACGCCAGCCGGGCGTTCCAGATCCCCGAGTTCTGCTGGTATCAGCAACCCGACGGAAATATCTATGTAGGCAGCTATCAACACTCGCGCTGGCCATCCCGGCCGCTTACGCTGGACGCCGAGCTGACAGACCATCAGGCGGCAGGCAACAGCCTGACCCTGCCTGTGATCCCCCTTATGCGGCCCGGTGCACTGGTGAACGGCCAGCGCATTACCCATCTGGAGTTTGACGGCGCAGACATGACCCTGCGCTGGCAGGGTAAGCAGAAGACCGCGCAACAGCGGCAAATGGAGCAGGACTTTCCCGAACTGGCCGCCGGCTTTCACCTGCCGGTATTTGGCGTGGTCACCGCGGCAACAGATGCCGCCAGCGCCGGGCAAGTGAATGACCCCTTTCGCCCTCGCTACGCCGTGGACGTACAGCAGCTGGATGAGAACGGCCAGCCCGACACGGCCGTGCCCGTGTTTAAGGCGGTTCCCGTTCCCGTGCTCTTCGGTGGCCCCGAACAGGGGCATTTTCAGTACCCGGTGGAAGGCACCCTGGTCGAAATGGGCTGGGCCTTCGGCCGACCGGACAAACCCTTTATCCGGACTATCCTTGGCACCGGCTGGCACCTGCCCGATATACAACCCGGAGAGCAGCTGCAGCAGCAGCGCGCCGAGGTGTATCAGCGTACTGACCCTGCCGGCAACCACACCCTGGAAACCGACCAGACCATAAAACACCTGGCCGCCCAGATGATTCAGCAGGCTGATGATTACCAGGGCGAGTTTGGCAGCCAGCACACCACGGTCACCCAACACAGCACCGAGGAAATTGCAGGCCGTAAACTCATTGAAGCGCTGGGAGCCATAGAGCTGCTGGCCGGCGACGACCTCACCCTGGCCAGCCTGGCTAACCTGCAGCAGGTGGCCGCCGGCGAACGGGTTGATGTTACCGGTGCCGACTACCAGCACAGCGTAGGCGGCAACAGCACCACTACCATCACCGGCAACGACCAGCGCACTACCCAGGGCAACAAGACAGTGACGGTAAACGGTGACAATGCCCAAACCGTTCAGGGGAACAGCACCACCACCGTCAGCGGTAACACCACAGAGCAAACCACGGGCACCCACAAGAGCACGGCCAGCACCCAGGTCATACAGGGCAGCAGCATTGTGCTGGGCAACGGAACCCACAACATGCTGGCCCTGATGATCAGCATGATGGCAAACGTGCAGGCAGCCCTGCAGAAGCTCGACGGGCACACACATACAGAGGCCGGCCCACCCAACGTGCAGGGCCAGGTTGCCACACACGCCAACGCTATCGGCGGCATCAAGAACAACCTGCAGAGCTTCACTGGATAACCCCGGCACACCCTCACCAGGCGGCCCACAGTGGCCGCCTTCTTGTATCCGAATCCCAGCAGCGCCTCAGGCAACCAACGCCACGTAAAGCGTCCACGCACGCGCTCGCCCCACGGAAACCGCGCTCCTCCGCGCCCGCCTTCGCGCTTTGCGTCATAAAAATTATGAAATTCTGCGGGTGTGCAAAACCAACCGCCAACCCTCGCTGTTACAGGGATCTGCGGGGGATCTGAGGATCTGCAACCAATGAAGGAAATTGCACGAAAATGAAGGAATTAGAGCGCTGGCAGATCACCGGCAGGATCAGCAAACCCGCTCACCGCCTGACGTTCGCGCCGTTTACGTGGAGAAAAAGAAAATGGTAATTAATGCAGAGCAAAATCAGTTTTTGCTGCAATGTCAGTCACAGAAAGGGGTTCAGACCAAACTCGCATCACAGAAAAATTTCAATCAACTTCAATCAAGTTATGAAGCTGAAAAGACACGAAAAGAAAATTGCTGGAAAAATTCTGCTGCCACTTTGCTGCCATTTAATGCAAGTTGGTGCAGTTTGAAATCTGGGGGAAAGTGCTTAAATCGTTGCTAAGTGCTTGATTTATAATGGTGCCCGGAGCCGGACTTGAACCGGCACGCCCTTACGAGCGAGGGATTTTAAATCCCTTGTGTCTACCGATTTCACCACCCGGGCGTAGACGTTTTTGAGATGGAATATGGAGGCGCGTTCCGGAATCGAACCGGACTAAACGGATTTGCAATCCGCTGCATAACCACTTTGCTAACGCGCCATGCATGTCTTTGATATGGGCAGCATTTTAATGCTCGCTGCCGCCCAGTCAACTGGTTTTACACTTTTTGCAGCTGTTCGCATACTTTTTATGCGCAAATGCAGTTTTACCGGCAATTAGTCGCTACTCGCTGCGGGTCAGGTCGTTCCAGGCAGCTTTAAAATAATCATAGGCAGAGAACAGAGTCAGACCGGTGGCCACATACAGCAGCACATAGCTGGCCCACACCATATAAATGCTCTGTTGCCAGATAAGGCCAATCAGTGCCAGCATCTGAATGGTCGTTTTCCATTTGCCAATCCAGCTTACCGCCACCCGTGAGCGTTCACCAATGCCAGCCATCCACTCCCTCAGCGCTGAGATAATAATCTCGCGGCTGATCATCAGCATGGCCGGAATGGTTACCAGAATACTGCTGTAGTCATCCACTATCAGCACCAGGGCAGCCGCTACCATTACCTTGTCGGCAACCGGGTCGAGAAAGGCACCAAAAGGCGTGCTTTGCTTGAGCTGGCGGGCCAGAAAGCCGTCCAGCCAGTCGGTCGCGGCAGCCACGGTAAACACCACTGCTGCCCAGAAGTATCCCCACTCAACGGGCAGATAAAACAGCACAATGAAGATGGGGATCAGCAAAATGCGAAAGAACGTCAGAGAATTAGGGACATTTATCAT